ACAAAGGACAAGATGCGATTAAACTACCCATCCAAAAAAGTCCGAAAATATTAATCACAACTAATTACACCGTTGGTGGTGTTGGTGGTTCATTTGAGCGCAGAAAGTTTGAGATTGAGATGAGTAGCTACTTTAGTGCTAACCGTACACCACTAGACCACTTCGGTCATTTACTATTTGATGACTGGAGCGAAAGCGAATGGGCAAGGTTTGACAGCTACATGGTTAATTGTTTGCAGTATTATTTGACCAACGGCTTAGTTCAAAATGAGTTCAATAACCTAGTGGTGCGCAAGTTCATCAAAGAAACTTCATTTGAGTTTTACGAATGGACAAAGGACGGAGCGATAATACACAATGAGCGTATAAATAAAACTACAATTTTTGAAAACTTCACCAACGAGTACCAAGATTATAAAAAGTGGCTAACAAATAAGAAGTTCAAAAAGTGGCTTGAAAGCTATGCAAGGTTTGTTGACCATGATTATAACGAAGGAAAGTCACATCATGAGCGTTGGTTCTCTATTGATTTAAAATTAACCGAAGCACCTTTCTAATATGTTCCAACTAAGAGAATACCAAAGCGAAGCAGTAAGTAAAGGTGGCGAGATATTAAAGGCTAAAGGCTTGTTGATACTTAATTATGAAGTGAGGACAGGAAAGAGCCACATCGCACTATCAATAGGCAGTAACTACTCAAATGTTTTATTTGTCACTAAGCTAAAAGCAATTAGCAGCATCCAGAAAGACTACACCACAGCAGGTTACACGTATCCGATTACGATAATTAACTACGAGCAACTTCATAAACATAAAGCAACTTATGACCTAGTAATCTTTGACGAAAGCCATAGTTTGGCAGCATTCCCGAAACCTAGCATCAGAACAAAACAAGCGAAGCGAATATGTGCAAACGGTTGCAAGGTTATTTTAATGACAGGAACGCTACTACCCGAAAGCAACGCTCAAATCTTCCATCAGTTATTTGTTTCCAACTATTCACCGTTTAAAAACTATCCGAATTTCTATAAATGGCACAATGACTTCGGCACTATAAAACTAAAATACACTTCATACGGCACGTCAAACGATTACAGCGTGGTTAGCTACGAAAAGGTTATAAAGTACATCGAGCCAATAATGTTGACCTATACGCAAAAAGAAGCAGGATTTGTGAGCGAAATAAACGAACACTTCATGACAGTAGAAATGAAGCCGTCAACCTATTCAATTATTGACCGACTAAGTAAGGATTTGATTATTGAGGGTAAAACCGGAGTGGTTTTAGCTGACACATCGGTCAAGTTAATGCAAAAAGTACATCAAATGTATAGTGGAACGGTGAAGTTTGAGGACGGCAATCGAATAGACTTTGACGACAGCAAAGCAGTGGCAATAAAACAAAGGTTTGCAGGTAAAAAAATAGCTATATTCTACAAATTTATTGCTGAATTGGACGCTATTAAGAAACATTTTGACGTTACCGACAACATCGAGGAGTTCAATAATTCAAATAAAACCATAGCTTTGCAAATAATAAGTGGACGTGAAGGCATTAATTTGTCAAGTGCGGAGGCTTTAGTTTATTATAATATTGATTTTAGTGCGATTAGCTACTGGCAATCGAGAGATCGCTGTACGACAATCAATAGAACGCATACGGATGTATACTGGGTGTTTGCTAAAGATGGGATTGAGTGGCAGATTTATAAGTCAGTAGCTAAAAAAAAGGATTTTGTCCTACAAACATTTAAGAAATGGCAAGTAAACACCAAACCAAAGTCATAAAAGAAATGGAGGCAAAAGGTTACTTTGTGATTAATTTAATTAGGACATCAAAAAACGGAATTCCAGATTTGCTATGTTTGAAAGACGGTGAGGCTATCTTTATTGAGTGCAAAGAAAAGACCGACACTTTGAAACCTTTGCAGGAATACCGACTAAAGCAGTTGAATGATTTAGGATTTAAAGTATACGTAAATAAAGCATTATGACAATTAATTACGGTAATTTCGCCATAATTAAATAAACAAACTATGGTTTTAACTAAAGAAATCCAAGAGTATATTCGAGTAAGGTATGAAAGCACCCAAAACATTACTCAAATTGCGGATGAGATTTTCAAGAAGTTTAAGATAGACGTTAAACCAGAAAGTTTTAGAAGAGAGGTCAGCAGGTTTATAAATAAGGCAAACCTTAAAAAACAAAATAGCGAAATTAAAAGGCTATTTTTTGACATCGAAACAAGTTATTACATTGTGCCTACATTTCAATTTTGGAAAGTCAATATTAATCCCGACAATATTTTAAGGCAAAAGAAAATTATCTGCATAGCTTACAAATGGCAGTATGAAGACAAAGTTCACGTTCTAAAGTGGGATGAAAACCAAGATGATACCAAGCTAGTAAAAGACTTTATCCAAGTAATTAAACACGCTGATGAGATAGTGGCGCACAACGGTGATAAATTCGACATCAAAGAACTTCGCACAAGGGCAATATTAACTGGCAATTTAATGTTTCCTATTTATCGCACACTTGACACGCTAAAGAAGTCACGCCAATACTTTCGCTTCGCTAGTAATAAACTTGACTATCTCGGTAAGGTGTTGAACGTAGGGCGCAAACTTGACCATGAGGGCATGAAGTTGTGGATTGACATTTGCGAACATAAAAATAAGTCTTCACTAAAAAAGATGGTTGAATATTGTGTTCAAGATGTGGCAGTTTTAGAGGATGTTTATATGGTTATGTCACCGTACATTTACCACAATACAAACATGGCAGTTTTAAAAGGCGGTGAAAAGTGGCATTGTCCAGAATGTGCGAGTGACAACGTGCAACTATCTCACACCGATGCAACGGCAATGGGTTACATTAAACGTCACATGAAATGTAATTCGTGCCGCAAGTTCTACAAAATATCTAACCGAACTTATATTCGGATGCTCGAAAACATTATGTTTAAATCCATAAATGATAAATAATGGACCAGCTATACCAATGGACGTTTCAAGTTTTAGACTATAAAAATTTTGAAGGCACTAACATTGTGGTGTATGCACCAACCTACAAAGATGCGCTGCGGAAAATACGTGATTTGAAATTGCCTCAGCTATTGACCTTTGACGAAATCGAAGATGGGGTGAAGTTAATCCAAGTTTATGAGATGGATTTTATTAGTGAATTAGAACAAGAAGAAGTATCCGAACCCGAAGAAGAATAACAGACTTTACTCAATAGCGTGAGTAATTTTACTCAATGATTGAAATAATGTGCAATACACCGCACTTTTGCGGTTAATGAATGATTAAGCTAACAGAAATAAAATTAATTACTATTTTTGACCCATGCCAATACCTAAACCAAACACCAACGAAAGCAAAGACGATTTTATCCAGCGTTGCATGAGTGATGATGTTATGGTCAGCGAATACAAAGACGAAGCGCAAAGATACCGACTTTGTTTATACAGCCATGCTAATGACTTGAAAGCGCAGAAAGAAATCTTAAACGCTGAAACATACACCGACTACCCGAAAGCCGCAACCGAGAACGCTAAACGTGCATTGAAGTATAGAGATGAAAGTGGGAACCCAAAAGGATGCGGAACGCCAGTTGGATGGGCAAGGGCAAACCAACTAGCAAAACGTGAACCAATAAGCCGTGAAACAATAGCACGAATGGCAAGTTTTGCAAGGCACTTGCAGAATGAGGATGTACCTTATGAGGAAGGTTGCGGAGGGTTGATGGTAGACGCTTGGGGAGGGCGTGTTGGGATTGAATGGGCACAAAGGAAGTTGGAGCAGATAGATAAAAAATAGACATGGCTAAAAAAACAACTATCAAGGATTTAATTCATGATGACAAAAACTTTAATAAAGGCACTGAGTATGGCGGTTCATTAATTGAGAAGTCACTACGCAAGTTTGGCGCAGGACGTTCAATATTAATCGACAAAAATAATCGCATCATTGCAGGAAACAAAACAATCGAGAATGCAGCGGCAATCGGTTTGGAAGATTTACAGATAGTCGAAAGCGATGGCACTCGAATTATAGCCGTGAAGCGCATGGATATTGATTTAGACAGCAAAGCAGGGCGTGAACTTGCTTTAGCGGATAACGCAACGGCAAAAGCAAATATTGATTGGGATGTGGAAACCACGTTTGAAGTGGCTAATGAATACGAGTTTGATGCAGGGGAGTGGGGGGTAAAGGACGGAGGCTTTGATGTTGACGCTGAAAAGTTTGGCGATGACTTCACGTTACCCGATGGAGATAAAGCACCGTTTCAACAAATGACTTTTACTTTAGCAGACGAACAAGCGGTGCAAATTAAAAACGCAATAGCTGATATAAAGAAAACGGACGAGTATAAATATGCCGAAACAATGGGCAACGAAAACTCAAACGGCAATGCACTTTATTTAATTATAATGCAATGGGCAGAGCAAAAGAGATAATAGTTAAAGTTATTCCTTCATCTGTTGCAAATGAATTTGTCAAAAAGCATCATTATTCAGGAAAGGTAGTTCCAAATTCAATACTTCATTTTGGTGCTTTTTTGGATGACAAACTTCATGGAGTTCTTAGTTATGGTACTTCAATGGATAAAAGAAAAATCCTTCCATTAGTGCAGCCTTCTTTATGGAATGAAGTACTAGAATTAAACAGGATGGCATTTGATGACTATCTACCTAAATATTCAGAGAGCAGATGCATAGCAATATCTATAAGATTGATTAAGAAAAATGCACCACACATAAAATGGATTTTATCCTATTCTGATGGAACTCAATGTGGAGATGGTACAATATACAGAGCAAGCGGATTTCATTTGACAGGAGTAAAAGAAAACAAGACTATTCTAAATTGGAACGGAAAGATAATAGCAGATAAAACTCTAAATAATTCCAACTACAAAAAAATAGGAATGAGTGCAGGGGAAGCAAAAAGGCAAGGTGCTAAACCCTTAAACGGATTTCAATTAAGGTATATTTATTTGATAGATAAAACCTGTGAAATAAAAGTTCCTATTTTACCATTTAGCAAAATCGATGAACTTGGTGCAGGAATGTATAAAGGCGAAAAAGTAACTATTGCAGAACGTAAAGAAAAAGATTAAATTTGCTCAATAAATGCGTGTGTAGCTTAAATAAAAAGTGCCAAACGTCCAGTTTGGAGATGGGGTTTACAACCACCCACACGCTCAAATAACTGCGAATTAGCTGTGAACAAGAACCCAAATAGAGAAAACCTTAAACCCTTTAAAAAAGGGCAAGATGAGCGCAGGAATTTAAAAGGTGCGCCACATAAACTCCCCGAGTTGGATGCTTTACTTTCTAAAGTATTAGGTGAGGAGAAAGACGGCATAACGGCAGGGGAGGCTATTTTAAAGGCGTTACGGGCGAAAGCTAGTAAAGGCGATGTAAGGGCAGCCGAAGTCCTTTTAGACCGTGCATACGGCAAAGCAAAGCAAACAATGGACGTTTCTGTTTCAAAGAAGAATTTGCCTGAATGGTTAAACGAGGAAGATGAAGAATAGCAATCCAAACTTTCGCTTTTTAAAAAAAAAGTTAAGTCGCAACGTGTTACCTTGTTGCAAGGCGGCACTCGTTCTGGAAAGTCGTATTCAGTAATCTATTACATCATTTGGCTATGTGAAAACTACACAGGGCTTGATATAGACATAGTTCGTGATACCTTTACAGCATTAAGGGCAACGGCTTGGAAAGACTTTAAAGACGTTCTAATTGAGTGTGGCGTGTATAATGATTTGCACCACAACAAAAGCGAACACTATTATAATTTGCACGGCAATATAATAAGCTATTACGGTGCGGACACCCCTGCAAAGATACACGGACGCAGCCGTGACTTCATTTGGATAAACGAGGCGCACCAGTTCCCACAAGAAACAATCGACCAACTATTCCCACGAACAAGGCATAGAATTATTTGCGATTATAACCCAGCACTAGGTTTGGAACATTGGCTCGACCAGTACATCGAACAATATCCACCGCTAATAACCACCTACAAAGACAATCCATATTTGACCCAAGTGCAAATCGAGGACATCGAAAGCCGAAAGTCAAATCAATATTGGTGGACTATTTATGGAAGCGGTGAACGTGCTAATCGACAAGGCGCAATCTTCACCAACTGGACGCATGGCGAGTTTGACAATTCACTCCCATACGTTTACGGACAGGATTACGGCTTTAGTGTTGACCCGACAACCTTAGTAAAAGTGGCGGTTGACGAAAAGAAAAAGATTATCTACGCTGATGAAAAGTTTTATTCAACCGTTGGTATGGGTACAAACGAAATATTTGAGGCAAATAAACAAGCCACAAAGCCGAATGAGTTAATTATTGCGGATAGTGCTGAACCTAGATTGATAGACGATTTGAGACGAAAAGGAACGAATATAATACCATGCGAAAAGGGCGCAGGAAGCGTGAGCGCAGGGATAACCAAGATGCAAGACTATCAAATAGTGATAACACCAACATCGCACAATTTGCGAAAAGAATTATCTAACTATATTTGGAACGATAAAAAGGCAGGGATACCAGTTGATGCCTTCAACCATTGCATTGACCCATTACGATACAGCACAATGTATTTAACCAAGCACAAAACAAGCACCGGCATAAGAAAAAACAGTCTAATATGATACAAGGGAAAATAAACGAGGAACTAATTAACATCCCGACTAACTGGGGTGATGTACCGTTTAAGAAGTACATCGAATTTCTAAACCATGAAACAGCACTTGACCAGGCTAGTTGTTTGCTTGGTGTGCCGACCACAACA